CCGCCCCGGCTCGGATCGGCCACCTGAATGACATCGCCTGGGCGCACCACAGCCCCTTCCAGGCCTGTGCGGAAGGTGATGATTTCTGACTCCGACTGCTCGGAGTACAGCAGCCACTTGCCCACCCGATTGGCCTGACCGCGCGAGGTGCAACCCATGGCCACCACATCGGCTTGCACCACGCCATAGCGCGCGATGCCTGCAACGTCCTCGACGTATTCCACCTTCTGCCGATAAAAATCCTCCGGATCGACCCAGCTGACTAGGGCCACCGTGTGGCGAGCCTTGGCAGATGAGCCCTGGTAGGCGAACTCTCCGTCGATGACGTTGGCAGCGGTGAACTGGTAGATCGGGTCTTGCGGCGCGTCCTGCGTGACCGTGATGGTACCGCCGGACCAGTAGGCCATGCCCCGAAACACCGAGGCCATGTCCTGCACGACCTTGTAGGCCTGCTCACGGGTCTGCAGGTACAGGTTACAGGTGAAGCGGGGCTCATACCCGCCCAGACCATCGGGCACCAGCTCGTCACAGTAACGCGCTACCCGGTACAGCGCCCATTTGCCCACTTGAGACTCTGGGATGTAGTTGCCAAGACCGTAGCGGGTGCTGGTCACCAGGTCATAGAAGCACCATGCCGGGTTGTCGGTCCAGGCCACCTTGAACGTGCCATCCCAGATTCCGGTGTATGACCGGGTTTCAGGGACGTAGTTGGACGGTACGCGAACGCGCAGCAGCTTCAAGTCATAGCTGCGCCGGGGAATACTATTGAACTGCGAAGCATCTACCCGCAGGGCCATCAAGGCGCTGTTGGGGTAGCGCAGCTTGCTCTCGATGACCTCGGTGTACGAGTCCAGAAAGGTTTTGTTTTGCAGGCTGCTCTGGGTCGCGTCTTCGGTGAGCCTGCGCAATCGCACATCCCAGGGACCAGTGCCAGGCAGCGGCACGTAATAGCTGCGCTGGTAGCGCGAGGTGGTTTTTCCAGAGACCGTATCGGTAACCACCTGTACAAAACCGGAGCCCGCCGACTGCACATCGATCGCATAGCTGAGTGTTGTCCCGTTCAAGTCTCCGTTGGTGGTGTCCTGCAAGGTCAGTGCGGGCATGCTGACCTTCAGGCGCACAGCGTCAACATCAGGGTCCGTGATGGAGCGCACGACCGGCTGGGCGAACTTGCACTCCACACCAACCGAGACCTCGTTTTCTACCGAGGCAAAGCCTGGGATATAGCCCTGCTGCTGGGTGCCCGGGCGGCTCTCCAGTGTGACTCCGGAGAAGTTGTAGCTGCCATCGGCATTCTGGATAGGCGTGTCGTCCAGAAAAACCGACTGCAAGCCCTGGACCAGGCCTTCGATTTCTCCTTCGCTCACCAGGTCGACCACGCGCGCGTAGGCTTTGGAGCGCAAGCTGTCGGCGGCCTCTTGTGCAACCCGGGCACTGCCCCCACCGGACTTGCCACCACCACCTGCACCGATGATCAAAGGCATTGGATGTGTCAGAGGCGTCGTCATACAGGACTCTCGTCAACGGGTATTTCATCGACAGGTATTTCATCAACATCTATGCCCGCGCTGATCACGGCCGAGCCCACGATCATTCGCCCATAGCCTACGGGTACCGGATGACCTTGGGCGGTGGTATTCACGGCCCCGTTGAAGACGTAGCTGGGGCGGTTTTCTGGTCGCTCAGAAGGATCGGAGGCTTTAGCGGTGGGTGCGATCATCTGGGCCACACCCCCAAAAATCATGGATGTGCCCACTGAATACAGGGTGGCTTGGGACAGGAATGAACCCGCTGCTGCCCAGCCCATTGGGTTCCACCACGACACGGCGATCAGCGCCGCCCCCAGAAGGATCTGCCCCAAACCGTTGCCTCCTGCCCCGGAGACCACGGGTGCGATGGTGATGCGCTGTTGACCGGTGGGTTCATGCAGGCGCTCGAGCGACAAGGCGTCTCGCTCCACCAGAACACGGTAGCCCACCCCCCGCTCGCCAGAGGACACCAACTCGCGCTCGAAGTGCGGGAAATTGGCGCACAGGGCGCGCACAGCCTCTGCGGCCGAGGCCACTGCCATCTGATGTCGACGGCCAAAGCGCCTGCCCAGTTCACCGAGAAGAAGGATCGTGGCCATCGCAAGACTCGTTCTACCCGCTTAAAAAGCGGTAAAGGAAATGGTTAAAGATGCGGGTGCAGATCTGGATGCCGCAACGCGTGGGTGCTGACCTTTTGCCAGTAGCCGCCGTACACGTCCCGGCTGGAGAGCCTGCCCTGCAGGTGGTGCAGGATCAAACCATCGCCCAGATACACCGATGCATGGTTGGGTACCGGTGAAGCCACCTGCATCAAAAGCACATCGCCTACTTTGAGATCGGTCAGATCAGCAACTTCAAACCCAGCCGAACCAAAGTTGTCCAGGTACAGGTTCATGCCGCGCTTCCACCATTCGTCAAAGCGCTCAAAGTTCGGCAGCTCAATGCCCCGCTCCTGACCGTACCAATCGCGAACCAGGGCGTAGCAGTCGAGCACACCATGTGCCCATTGACGACCTACCAGGGGCGCAACGTACCCCTCAGGCTTGATCTGCGCCCACTGACCGGCGGGAAAGGAAACGATGAACCACGGCAAGCCTGTGGCCTCGCAAGCCACACGATCGGCCTGGCTGGGCTGCGCAGGCAAATTCGGATGTGAGTGAAAGACACCCACGATCTCACCTTGGTGATGGGCCTGCACATAGTCTTCCGGGTGAATCACGAACTGATCGGTCCCCAAGCCAATGTTGCGGCAGGGGAAGTACACCTGCCTGCCCTTTTGAATAATCACCAAGCCACAGGCTTCCCGGGGATACTCGCGCGCGGCGTGGGCCAATGCCAAAGACTGATTGACTTCATTCATGGATTGAGTTCATTCAAGGATTGCCTTGAGCCATCATCGAAACAAACCAGCGGCAGGAAAGCCACCGAAGGGCAGCTCAGCATTCGTCCCAAATCGCCTCTGGCAAGATGCCAGGCGTTTGCCGCAGGTGTCCTGCGCCCTGCTGCTCACCAACTCATCGCTGGCGTTGAAATACGCGCTGCCCGTGTACCCACACTCGGCACCCCGGTAGGACCAAGGACAGACGTTTTGCACGATCTGACGGCGCGGCAAGCTGACGCCCTCCAAATCAAAGGATGCAGCCAACTCGAACTCGACCACCTCGCGCGCTTCACGCGACTTGCGGTCAACGCAGTACACATCGTCAGCAAACTCGGCCATGGGGTCTGCTGTCGGGTTCACGCCGCCCTCAAAATTGACCGCGTCGAGGTACTTGGCCAGGGTTCGCTTGCGGGTGATCCTGGCACCCACCAGGTCTTGGTAGCTCAGGACCAGAGCGGTGATCGAGCCCGTGACATTGGCCACCCGCAACCGGGGACGGGGCACCTGCCCGCCACCGTTGAACTCAAAGCCCTCTACCTGGATCGGAAACGCCTCATAGGCGTGGCCTTGCCAGACCACACGCTGCAGGAGGGCGTTGGTCCCTGCGTGAAAGCGTACGGGTCCCTGCCCAAAGAGCGATAAATCGAGCACAAAGAGCTCGATCACAGCACTGGGGGCAAGTTTCTGGATTTCTGAGGTGATCGCCGGACTGGTTTGAATGGACTCGGTCATGACAAATCAAACACCTGTCTGAACGTGGCCCGCACCGTTTCGACGTTGGGCTCATCCACCGAGCGGCTCCACTCCTCGCAGGTGAACTTGGCCGCAGTGCCTGCAGGGGTGGTCCACTCAAAGGCGTGCACACCCCCGCGAGCACGCAAAAACGCATCGATGGCACCGGCATCATGCGTGGTGCATCCACGAAACTCCAGCGTCCAGACCTCGGCTTGGCTGTGGATGCCAAAGGCCAGGCGCTGCTCATAGCCATCCCCAAAAGCCACACGGCGAACATTGGGCCGCATGGCCAGACTGGCACCCAAGGAAGGGATCCATGTGAATACAGCCATTTACAAAGCCCTCCTGCTGTCGAGCAAACCACCGGCCCGCTTTTGCGCGAGCAACTCCTGGCGTACCGCATTGGCCACTGCCTGACCCAGGTCACGACCGCCAACGTTGTCGCCTCGTGTGGAGGCACCTGCATCGGAGACGTTCACGGAAATGTTGAATACGGTGCCCGACCCCAAGCCGGCACCCGCAGCGCCACCGCTCATGGTCACGGGAATGGTCCGCCCATCGGGCAACGGCACATAGGCCTCTGGCCTCGAGCCTTCGCCAAACACCGCCAGTTGCGGCGAATTGGCAATCCCTCCGCTGGCGTAGCCCCGCAGAGGAACTGACAGTGGCAGTGGTCCCTCTGCCGTCATGACCCCGCCATCGGCAAAGCCAAAGAAGCTGCTCATGGCTTTGGCCAGGGGCAAGGTAATGGCGCGCTGGATCTGGATGCGGACCAGGTCCGAGATGATGGAGTTCGCCAGCGACCTGAAGTCGAGCTTGCCCGTCATCACAAATCCCACCAGCGCATCCGTCATGCCGTTGAAAGCGCGGATGGTGGCCGCTTCCATTTGCTTGCCAATTTGCTCGGCTTCCTCGGCCACAGCGCGCAGGCCTTTGGCAAATCCGGCCTCGGGGTCCGAGAGCTCCTTGGCCCGCTGCGTCAACAGCTGAGAACCGTCTGCCGCCTGGCGCGCAGCTTCCTCGATTTTTTGGAGGGCGTCGGCGAGCTTTTTGTTGCCGGGGGCGGCGTCTGCCAGCGCACGCGCCTGCTGGGCCAGGGTTGCCAGCTGGTTGGCACTTGCCTGCCTGGCCTCAGCCAAACGGCTCAGCGAGTCCAGCTCGCTGATGGAGCCGGTCTCTCGCAGCGTCTTGATCTGCTCTTCGCTCGCACGCAACTGGGCCTGGCCACGCGAGGCCTGCTCTTGCAGATCCTTGAGCGATTCACCCGGCAAGCGGATCTGGCGCTCCAGGTCTGACTGCTGGGCGTCACGCTCGAGCTTTTGACGCTTGAGGGCGATTTCCGCGAGTTTGTCTTGAAGCTTGAGTTTGTCTTGACTGGTTTTCGCGACCGTCTCCAAGCCACGGCGCAAAACGGCTTCTTCATCCGAGGACAAGGCAGAGAGCTTTTGCGTGAAGTCCTGCTGGGCCGCCAGGCGGGCCTCACTGGCTTCCTTGAAACTCAGGTAGCCCTGGTTTTCATAAAGATCGATGATGCGTTGGCGATCCTTGAGGATGCCGGACTCCACATCCACCAAGGCTTGCAGGCGCTTGAGCTCACTGTCGATGCCTGCCATGGCCGTGGCTGTGACGGCCGTGGTGGCGGTGCTGTAGTTCAGGCGCTTGCGGGGAGCCGGTGCAGTCGTTTCGGTGCTGCTCGCGTCAGTGGCTTTGCGGATGTCATCAAAGCGCTTGGTGACCGCATCGGCCAAGAGTGGCATGTCCCACAGTTCGACGTAGTTCTGATTTGCCTGCTCGACGATCGCGTTGCGCTTGTCCAGCGCCGCCTTGAGGCGTGCACGGTTCTCTTCAGAGAACGGATTGAGTCCCTCGCCTCCCGCTAAAAATGTCCCGGCCAGTTCGATGTCTGTCCACACCGCCTGGAAACTGCCAATCACCGACTTGATGGTCTGACCGATGCCACGCAGGGCGTCGATGACCACGGCGATGGCGTACGCCGTGTTCTGCCCCCAGGTGGTGAGCGAACCATCGGTGCGCAGACGCTGGATACCGCCCACTGCATCGTCAGTGCCAAACAGCACCTGTTTGAGCTCCTGCGCCAGCACGGTCATGGACGGAATGGCGGCCGTGACCAGGGTCTGCGCTACAAAACCCGACTCGGCTTTCATGCGAGCCAGCGCCTTGGAGGCGTTGTCCGCTTCCTCGATCTGCTGGGCCGTGAGGCGGATGTTCAGGTCCTGGTTTTCTGCGAGGTCTTTGAGGAAGGGCAGCATGGACGCGCCCGACTTTCCAAAAAGCTCCATGGCCAAGGCCGTCTTGCCTGCACCATCCTCAAATTCGGACAGCTTCAAGGCAACATCGTTCATGACCTCGGCTGGATCGCGCAGGTTACCGCTCGCGTCCTTGGCGCGGACACCCAGAAACTGAAGCGCCTTGGTGGCACCCGCCGTCTCATCGTCCACGCCAGCCAGGCCCTTGGAGAGTTTGGCCAGACTCCAGCCAATTGCGTCCATGGCAGTGCCCGAGATGGTGGCCACGGGTGCAAAGCCCGACAGCGCTGTGGCGCTTGCTCCAGTTTGCTCAGCCAGGCCCTGCAGCGCAGCCGAGGTC